ACTAATAAGTTCTTTAATTACTCTATTATGATTGTTTGGCCAATACCATTTTTTCTGAAGTCTCCAACCATCAATAATATCACCGACCAAATAAAGTTTTTCAGTTCTAACTTCTTTAAGAAATTTTAATAATTCTTCGTCTTGGCAGTGTTTGCTACCTAAATGTAAATCTGAAATAAATACACTACGATGACCAATATCTTTTTTCATAATAATTTTTCAAGTGCTGTTCGCAACAGTAGTGCGAGTCCTACAGCATTCAGTACAATCAAAGCACGATCATTCCACATAAAGCTGATAATTAACCATAGAAAGATTCCAATGCAAGAAAAGGACAGATCAATGTGTCCATACCCTTCTACACCTCGAAGTGACATACCAATGAGTAGAAAGACACTTGCAACCCACTTGATGTACCAGTCAGGAGTATACTTCGGTGTTGCACTTTTAAATATACGTTTACTGTGTCGAATCTCTTCTTCTGTAAACTTTACTTCTTCTTCCATTTATCCCACTTCTCCACTAAAAACCAAGCCAAACGAAATGCGTGCGCTCCTACATACAGTAGAAAAAACCATAGAAAGAGTGCACTTACGAATATTGCTATTGCTTCAATCATTTATCAAACTCATAGGTATATACTTTACCCTGATTATAGATTTGTACTATCTCACTGTTCTCAAAGTTAAATACACCATCTTCATACTTTTCCCAGAGTTCCTCTTGCCAGAAAGCTATTTCTTCTTCCCACTCACTGTCGGTATACTCTGCAAACTCTTTTGTATCTATATTAAAAGTTATAACCACATTATCTCCAGTAAATATCTGTTAGTATTGTTTCGTAAGCATAAGCCTCAACTTCCCACGGGTGCTCAGTGTACTCTAAATCATCACAGTTTGTAAACAAATTATTTGACTTCCAAACATTATTGACCATGTTGATTTGTCCGCGTGAGAACTGCTTTGCATGAGTAAGTTCATGAGCAATAGTTCCTGCAATCTCATGCGGTTTATATGCAACTTCTTCATCATCCTCATAGATCCAATGAGTTGCTACTTCAATCTCTGATGCCTCTTCATCGCCAAGACAAAGACCTGCATTGCCAGAGTTATCTCCAACAAACTTTGTAAGTATAATTGATATGTTATAGTCTTTTTTAGGTTCTTTGTCAAAGAGTGCAATGATGCAATCGTCTACGAACTTATCGTATCGCGTAGTTAATCCTTCTGTGCTTACTTTTATCATATAATCCTCGATTTATAAGATATTATATAAAACTTGAAGTAATATGTCAAGAATTATTTTCTGTGAGAATATTTTTGTCTTAGTTTTTCGTTGCGTTTTTTCTCACGTGCGACTGCTGATGCTTTTTTCTTTTGTTTTTTCTCTGACTTTGATATGTAGCGTTCCTTCTCTCTGTAATCGAGAAGTTTTCCACTATCATTGATTTTTCGTTTGAACAAGCGAAGAGCTTGCTCTACATTGTTATTTCGTACAGTTACCTTCATGAATCGTTTGAGTCCGTTGCTATCATTAAAAGAAATAGAAAACTACATATTGCTGCTATCTGCCATGCAGAAAGCCCTGCAAGTATAAAGTCTTGATCATCCACTAACATTTCTTTTAAATCTATATCCTCGTTTTCTTAGGTAATGCACCTGATTGCGTATACTTTGTAAAGATCTACCTGGCAGTAGTTCTTGTATGTCCTCTGCGGAATAAAACAAATAGTTCTGTGCGAGCACTCTACGTTCATCCGTTGTCCAAGGTCTCTTGAAATAATTTTTCATGTAAGTATTATACCTAAATGAACATGGTTTGTCAAGAATTTTTTTAAAGATCCTCAAAAATGTTTCTTGACATTTATGTTACTTTTAGTATATAATTCACTATATGCTAAAAATTTACTCGGTATTTACAATAAAGTTCTTGACATAAAATCCAAACTTGCGTATAATATCAATTCAAATGGAGAACTGACTATGATAGAAACAGCTATATTTTTGTTTTGCCTTTTAGGGTGCGGTCTAACCTGTCATGAGTTAGGAAAACAAGAAGGAATTGAAACTACAATAGAAACATTGATTGATAAAGGATTATTACAAACTGCGAATGAAGAATGAATTTACTATTGAACAAGTATGGGAAGAAGATAGATATCGTTACAAAGTGTTTGGAAACAATATTTTGTACATGATTACAAATTCAAAAAGAGTAGCAGAATACACCAAAAATAAACTTATAGAAGAGAACAGGAGAGATACAAATGCCGATGAAGTTTGAGCCAACAAGAAAAATTTTAGTGAATCGTCAAGCAAAAATATATAAAACGGTTCACAGTTATATGCACAACACAACTACAGATAAGATAATGGAAGCATATAACAATACGAACACCAAACCAAAACTTAAAGTCAAGTATCGAAATGAGCTTGTACGTAGAGGTGCTTTAAATGCGTAGTCTTAAAAAAGCAGGGTTGTGGATATATGATTCTTATGAGTTAATATTCAATCATAATAAAAACCCTTTAAAAAATATACCAGATCCGCTTGCTAGAATGTGGGTAATGGTAGTACTCGCATGGTTATGGTCAATTACTTTTGGATGCCTTATAGTCGGAAACATAATGTTTGCAGGACTAAGTATGGCAGCACATTTTTTGTTACTATGTATGGTAACATTAACAGTCTGTATTTTCTGGGAAGCAGAGCGACGAGGAGACACATGGCTTTTGAAACTTCGTAAGAAGTAATTTTAAACGACTACCGCAAGGAGTCACAGTGTGAGCCGAAAGGTCACAAGGAGAACTAATATGAACGCACAACAACTATCAATGGCAGATTTACCTAGAATGTTTCTAGGATTTGACCGAATGCAGAATGACTTCCTTAATCATGGATTAGACACATCCTATCCAAGATATAACGTAATCAAAATAGGAAAAACGGGATATCTAATAGAGCTAGCAGTGCCTGGATGGGATAAAAAAGATCTTGAGATTAGTCTACATAAAAACGTATTAACTATAAAAGGGACAAGAAAGCAAACGACCAGTGATACAGAAGTGTACTTACATAAAGGACTTAGTGGAAAATGTTTTACAAAAACGTTCACAGTCGGGGAGTACATTGAACTAGACAATGCTTGCATGGAGAGAGGATTACTATGCATACATCTAGAAGAACGTATTCCTGAGGCTAATCAACCTAAATACGTAACTATAAATTAGACAGGGATCATCAGATCGTTAAGGAGACTTGAATGCAATTAATTCGAGAATGGGCTAGTACGTCTTCAATTCGTGATATACTAGCAGTAGTAGTGGCTATAGCGATGCCACTCACCGTAATATACTTCGCCAGTATGAGCTATTAAGGATCACAATTATGGATAGAGAACGAGTACAAAAACAATTAGAGATAGACGAAGGAGTAGTTTATGAGATTTACAGAGATCATTTAGGCTACCCCACGTTTGGTATAGGACATTTAATACGGGAAGAAGATCGAGAATATGGACAGACCATAGGAACTCCTGTAGATAAAGGAAGAGTAACTGAAGCATTCCAAGCGGATTTGGATATTTCTATAGATGAGTGTAAAGTTCTTTATGATAAGTGGGATCAATTTCCAGGGGAAGTCCAAGAAATACTCGTCAATATGATGTTTAATCTTGGACGACCTCGACTTAGTAAGTTTAAAAATATGAAGAAAGCACTTGATGAAGGCAACTGGCAACTAGCTGCCGTTGAAGGAGAAGATTCTCTCTGGTATCGTCAAGTGACAAATAGAGCTGAAAGGCTTATGACACGACTAGATAATGTCTAAAATATTACTTGGAATCATGGGAGCAATGGGAGTTAGTATGTTTCTGTACTATCAGTTTGCTGTTGTTCCAATGAAGAATAAAATAGAAGAACAAACCAAAGTTATTCTTGCACAAGAGCTAAGAGACCAAGAGCAGAAAGCTGCAATTGAGTCTTTACAGAATAATATGCAGAAAACATCAGAAGCCTTAAAAGGTCTCCAAGTAAAAAATCAAAAGTATGAAGAAGATATGGCTGAATATCTTGACATATTTCGTAGACATAATGTAGCAAAGTTAGCAAGTGCGAAGCCAGGACTTGTAGAGTTAACTTTCAATAAAGGTACAAAGGAGGTATTTAATGCTATTCAAGAGGACAGTACTCGCATTAGCAGTCTTAACGATTAGTGGTTGTAGTTTATTACAACAACCTCCACGCGAAGTAGAAATCATAACAAAACCCATCAAAGTAGATATAGTACAGCCTATATTACCCCGCCCTATAAAACTCAAAGAACCCAAATGGTATGTAGTATCAGATGCAAAGATAGTTGAACCATGTATTAAAAATCCAGAAACAAAAAAATCGGACTGTAAGTTAGGAAGAGAAGATAATTATCCAGAAGGATATACATATCTTAATCGTTTCGAAGATGATATAAGAAAAAAACATGGAGGAGACTTAGTATTTGTAGCAATGAGTATAAAAGATTACGAACTAATGACAGCTAACACACAAGAAATAAAACGATACATTAATCAGTTAGGAGAAGTAATAATTTATTATAGAGAAGTCACCACAGACGACACCACCGAGTAATTATTTCTTGACATTCAATGTGAACTTTAGTATAATAATATCTAATTTTCGAGAGTACAACCATGAATTTATTTTACCTAGATGATGACTTTGAAAAATGTGCAGAGTATCATGTCGATAAACACATTGTAAAAATGCCTCTCGAAGTAGCACAATTATTATGTACAGCAATATGGGTAGATGAACATCTTGGATTTATACCTAGAGCATTGGAGAAGGATGAAAGAGATCATCTGAACAAACTCAAAGCCGAGATAAAACATTTACCTCTTGAAGAGAGACCACTAACTCCATACTTACCAATGATGTACAACCATCCTTGCACAATATGGGTACGTTCTTCTCTTGATAATTTTGAGTGGACACACTGTTATGGAAATGCTCTTAACGATGAGTATCGTTATAGATATGGAAAAGAACACAAGTCTGTGGTTGATGTAATCAATAATTTACCAGAGCCAAAAAATATGCCAAGACATGGATTTACAACTTTCGGTCTTGCAATGCCAGACGAGTTAAAAGACTATGATAATCCGATCCAATCGTATAGAGACTACTACCACTTGGATAAAGCCACCTTCGCCAACTGGTCGCATCGAGAAAGACCTCCGTGGTGGAACGATCACTATGCCGACTACGAGAAAAGGATTACAGCAAAATGAGCGGATTAAAAAGACAGGAGGGAGGGAATCACTACGATCTACCGATACAGCCTCTGGAATATATTCATGCAAATGGAATAGGATATATAGAAGGGAATATAATAAAGTATGCTACTCGACACAGAAATAAAAATGGAGTAGAGGATATAAAAAAGATAATACACTACTGCGAATTACTATTGGAACTAGAGTATGGCGAGAATAAAGAAAAAAGAATACGAGAACCTGAGCAAGAAAAACATTCAGAAAGTGATGAATTTACTGTCGGGTATCACTACAGAAAAGGCTATAACTAAAAAAGAAGCCTGTGATATACTAAATATATCGTATAATACCACAAGACTGCAAAAAATTATAGATGATTTTGTAGAAAAAGAAGAATACACAAAAAAGCGAAAGCAGTCGCTACGGGGTCGTACAGCGTCTCAACAAGAAATACAAGAGGCGTGTGAAAGCTACTTGCAAGGTGATACAATCAGTGATATTTCAAAAAGATTGTTTCGTTCAGCAGGATTCGTTAGATCAATATTAGAACGAGTGGGCGTACCACAAAGACCCAACAATAAGGAGGAGCGTATGAATCCTCATATTTATCCAGACGAATGTATGTCGGATGACTTTGAAGAGGGAGAAATTGCATGGTCAGCAACATATCATGCACCAGTAACAATCTTACATAAAATAACAAAAGAATATGTAGATTTAAAAAAAGGAATGGGAAAAACAAACTACACTGAAACTTATGGGTGTCCTTGTTATTCCATATATGTAAAACAACGATCAGAACCAAATGCGGATGATCCATTTGCACTAGCACATAGCGGAGGTTTTTATGCTTATCAGCTTGCCTATGAGTTATGCAAACTAGAACATCTAAAACATTATGGTGTTAGATTAGAACGAATAGGAAATGTATAATGTATTTAAAACACGCATTAATAAAATATTATGAGGGACTTATAGCAAAGCATCACTATAATATAGAAGTTTACTATAAAAATCCTGCAGGAATAGGGGAGCACTCAGATATAATTGAAGCAGTTGATATGGAACTTACAAAACTTGTTGATGCACAGGATAAGCTAAATGCTGTCAGAGAGTTAAATTATACTTAATGATTATTATAGAACCCACCGCAGAAAAGGTTTTTACTGAATTAGTTTTACCATCAAAATCAATAGGTGTTCGTATTAAAGTACAAAGTGCTGGATGTAACGGGCATACATATGTAATGGAATGGTGCTATACGAAACAAGAAGGTGATCATATATTTCAAGGAGTAAAAGATATTTATATAGATAGCAAGAGTATGTTATATTTATATGGCTCACATTTAGTTTACAAACAAGATAAGTTTCAGGAAGGGTTTGAGTTTATAAATCCAAACGAAACAAGCAAGTGCGGGTGTGGAGAGAGTTTCTACGTCGCATAGGAGAAAGAAATGGCATATTCACATAAAGTTATAGATCATTATGAGAATCCTCGCAATGTAGGAATAATGAATGCAGACGATGCCGATGTAGGTACAGGCATGGTTGGAGCACCTGCTTGCGGAGATGTAATGAGATTACAAATTCGTGTGGGTGATGATGATATAATTACAGATGCAAAGTTTAAAACTTATGGTTGTGGATCGGCAATTGCATCTAGTTCTTTACTAACGGAATGGGTAAAAGGTAGAAGTCTCGATGATGCAAATAGCATCAAGAATATGGACTTAGCAAATGAATTAGCTCTTCCACCTGTAAAGATACACTGTTCAGTACTTGCTGAAGACGCAATCAAAACGGCTATTCGGGATGTCAAACAAAAGCGAGAGCAAGTTAAAAATAATTCTTGACACCCTGCTTATATTTTGTCATAATATCTTTTCAAAATATGAGAGGAAGCAATGGGCGACCGATTTTACATGCAACAACTAAAAGCTCTGGGCGATTGCCCAGGAAACAAAAACCCAACTAAGAGGAATAAAAAAGTGGCTTGGGATGATGATAAAAAAGCACAAGCAGTATCAATGTACGAAGAAGCAGAACCAACTCCAGAAACCAGCATGGAGATTGTGAAGGATATTGCAGAAGAACTAGATGAATCACCAAACGGTGTTCGTATGATCTTAACCAAAGCTGGCGTTTATGTTAAGAAAACCCCTGCAACAAAAAGCAGTGGTTCAACAACAGGAGGAGCAACCCGAGTATCTAAAGCAGCAGCTGCAGAAACTTTGATTGCCGCAATTAGTGATGCGGGTCAGTCACCCGATGAAGAGATAATCTCTAAGTTGACAGGTAAAGCATCACAATATTTTGCCTCGATTATTACTGCAATAAACGAAGCATAATTCGAGTACCCCACTAGGACAATCTAGTGGGGTATTTTTGCATCTACTGAAAGCACCTAACAGTAAGTACATTCACAATAAATATTGCTGAAATACTACAGAGGAGCTAAAGTGAAAAAGCAAGAACTAGCACAAATTGTGCATGAGTATGGAGATGCTGTTATTACATATCGTAGTGCGCACTCTAAAAAACTAAAATATAATGTATGTACTCTTGACTTTTCTACTCCTTACATACAGGATAAGAGAAATAGAGCAAAAGAAACAGATGAAACTCTTCTTTTGTTTTGCTGGGATACAGATTCGTACCGCTTGTTAAGACCTGCAAATGTGTCAAGTGTAGTACCTCTATCATCTATTTTAAGGAATGAAAGATAATGGAACTACATCAAGCACCAGAAGCATATTCAAGAATCATTCACTATGATGATGTAAAACAAGTTCAAGTACGATTGACTATCAATACTTTTCATGGAGTAGAATATCTACATCTACGAAAGTATTATATGGACTTTGATGAAGAGTGGAAGCCGACTCCAGAAGGAGTAGCCATGCCACTTGATTTCAACAACTCAAAAGAACTGTTCGCAGGACTTACAGAGATACTATCATTGGCCGAGTCAAAACAACTTATAGAGGAACACTTCTCCGACTTAATTCGAGATCTGTATAAATAATTCTTGACAAAGTATCTAAATTTCCGTATAATAGTAGTCTAATTTATGGAGAAAGTATGCACGAATTTTTAGACAAAGCAAGTGTTTCGTACTACGAAGGCTATCCAATAATCTCAGACGAAGAGTTTGATTTACTTGCGGAGAAACATAATTACAATACTGTTGGTTACACGGTTACCGATGCAGTTCCTCACGCCTATCAAATGTACTCCTTGCAGAAATGTTTCAATCTAGACGATGCTCCTCTGGATGTAGACAAGTGTATATGCACTCCTAAATTAGACGGAGCAGCAGTTTCGTTGCTTTATGCTGCAGGCACTCTTGTGCTGGCTTTGACCAGAGGAGACGGCAAGCAGGGTAGAGATATTACTGATAAAATGCGTTGGCTTGTTCCGACACATATTAGTAATAAATCTGGACTTATACAGATTACGGGCGAAGTTGTTGCTCCAAAAGAAATTACAAATGCACGTAACTATGCGGCAGGTTCTTTGGGACTCAAAGATGTAGACGAGTTTTCAGCAAGACCTTTAGCATTTGTTGCCTACGATGCGACTCCCCGCTTAGATCATGCAGTTACATATCTTTGCGTTTTAAAAACACTGCATCGTCTAGGCTTCAATACAGTACTGCCCCAAACTACTCCAGATGCTCTACAAATTGTAACGAAACGATTAGTTGAAGAACAATCTTTTGATCTAAGTATATATCCTACAGATGGATATGTGTACAGATTAAATGACAATGAAGAGTTTCTTGAGTTGGGGCATACTGCTCATCATCCTCGCGGTGCTTTCGCTTTGAAAGAAATTAAAGAGGGTGTAGTTACAAAACTATTGAAGGTTGAGTGGCAACTCGGAAAGTCAGGTGTAGTTAGTCCAGTAGCAGTTCTAAAGCCAGTAGATATTGGTGGGGCTAATGTCGCAAGAGCGACACTACACAACATTCAGTACATTCGTGATTTAAACTTGGAGATTGGTTGTCAAGTAGAAGTGATAAGATCGGGGGATATTATACCTCGGGTTCTTAGACGTGTAGAAAAATAATTCTTGACAAACAACCTCAAACTATCTTATAATATACACTCAATTTTGAAGGATACTGCATGACAACAATTCAACCGCCTAGCAACTGTCCAAGCTGCAATTCGTCGTTGGAAGAAGTCAATAACCTTTTTTATTGTAGGAATGAGCATTGCGGAGAAAAAGTTTATAAACTTATCGAGCATTTTGCAAAGACAGTTAAAATCAAAGGACTTGGTCCAGCTACTATTAAAAAACTAGAACTAGAGTCTATAAACGATTTATATTGGCTCACAGTGAACGAGTTAAAAGAAAAGCTAGATTCAAGAGTTTTGGCACTTAAACTGTTCAATGAAATACAAAACTCTCGCAATGCACCACTAAATGTAATACTGCCCGCCTTTAGCATACCTTTGATCGGTAAAACCGCATCAGAAAAACTTGCAAAAGAGTTCAACGATATTGAAGATATCTACTATGAAAGATGTCGAGTCGCAGGACTAGGAGAGAAGGCAGCTAAGAACCTTATGGACTGGATGAATACAGGGTTCTTTGATGTGGCAGAATTACCTTTTAGTTGGAAATTTGAAAAAACAGAAGAAACCACAACCCACGGAGTTGTTTGTATTAGTGGTAAACTTACCAGTTTTAAAAACAAAGCCGAGGCTCAAAACAGACTTGAAGAGCTTGGTTATGTGGTCAAATCGAGTTTGACCAAGGATGTCACATTCCTGGTGAATGAAAGCGGTATAGAGTCCGCAAAAACTAAGAAAGCCAGAGAGTCTGGCGTTCAGATTATAACTAACCTTTTAGATTTTATTGGAGAATAATATGGCACTTCCAAAGTGGACAGATGAGCGCACAAACGCTCTCACAACTTTTATAGGTGATGAATCACCTGTTTCTCAAGCTACTGTAGCAGATGCTGCAGAGTCACTTGAAACCTCTACACGTTCTATTTCTAGCAAATTGCGAAAAATGGGATTTGAAGTAGAGTTAGCTTCTTCGGCTTCTAGCCGAGCGTTCAGCGATGAACAGGAAGCAATCCTTGCTGCTTTTGTCACAGACAACAGTGGTGAGTATACTTATGCAGATATCGCAGGTCATTTCGAAGATGGCGCGTTCTCTCCTAAGTCAATCCAAGGAAAGATCCTTTCCATGGAACTTACCGATCATGTTAAGCCAGCTCCTAAAGTAGAAGCTGTAAGAACATATACCCCAGAAGAGGAAGCTACTTTTATTTCTATGGTCAATAATGGCTCTTTCGTAGAAGCTATTGCAGACTCATTAGGAAGATCAGTAAACTCTGTTCGAGGTAAGGCACTCAGCCTACTTAGATCAGGTGAGATTGGAGCCATTCCACGTCAAGAGCATACACTAGGTTCTTCTAAAGAAGATCCTTTTTCAAGCCTTGATGATGTTAGTAGCATGAGTGTAGAAGCTATTGCGGAAGCAATTGGCAAGACAGCTCGTGGTGTAAAGACTATGTTGACAAGACGTGGTTTATGCGCTGCTGACTATGATGGTGCATCTAAGAAAGAAAAAGCATCAGCTTAATTTTTTAGACTTTATAAGCAGGCTCTTCGGGGTCTGCTTCTTTTTGATTCGGGGGGATCTTTTTGAACATCGCAAGTGCGTTGATAAAACAAGTACTCGTACTCCAAGACTTTCAGACTTGGAGTGTTACTTATAAGCAGTATCTGCCGTCTGAGTATCATAGCTTGTACAAAGTTATCGACAAACATTGTGAAACATTTCATAAGATGCCCACAATCGAAGACCTCAAGTATGAGATTCGTGATTCAAGTACTCGTGAAAAACTTTTCGCAGTAGAAGCCGTAGAGGTAGACGCAAGTCCCGATATGCTTCTTCAGTACTTGAAGAACGAATATACTCAGAAAGAAATTCTGGACTCATTAGAAGATTATGTCGAACACTCTGTAGCATTTGAGGATGCTCAAGAATCAGTAGATCATCTTCACCAAATCGTCATGGACATCGAGGACAAGGTTGATTTGGAAGACCCACAGGAAAGTATGCAACGTATGGAACTGTTTGAGCCAGAAGAAGATTTAGCCAAGTACATTCGTCTCGGTCTGAATAAAGACTATGACCATGAGATACAGTTCTCTCCTAGAGACTTGATTATGGTTGGAGGACGTAGAGGTGCTGGTAAATCTGTTATTTGCGCAAACATTGCGAATAATGTTTACGAAAGTGGTAAGTCGGCTGTTTATTTCACTATTGAAATGGATAGCCGATCTATCATTCAACGCTGTTGTTCTATAGCAACAAAGATTCCTTTTGCAAGACTTCGTACCCAAAATCTCAGTATAATAGAATGGGAGAAGGTTGCAACGTGGTGGTCTAATAGATATGTGAATGGACAAGACCGCTTGAACGAGTACAAAGAACATCGTGATTTTACAAGATTACATGATACATTAAAGAATAGTTGTGAGCTTCTCCCGACTCAACAGCTAGACATTGTGTATGATGCAGGCCTTACTCTATCGAAGATTCGTTCAGATCTTGATAAAAAAGTAAAACAGATGGATGTTGGTGTAATTATAGTCGATTACATAAATCAAGTAAAGCGGTCGAGTCTTCCATCAAGAGGTGGACAGTATGATTGGACAGAGCAGATCGAAGTTAGTAAAGCTTTGAAATCTATGGCTCAAGAATTTGAAGTACCAGTATTTTCACCATATCAAACAGATGCAAGCGGAGAAGCACGTTTTGCAAAAGGAATTTTAGATGCGGCAGATGCAGCATATTCTTTAGAAACATGGGATCATGAGGATGCTTGCATTACTCTTAATTGTGTAAAAATGCGATCTGCTTCTATGAAATCCTTTACTTCAACAGTTGATTGGGACACTCTCAAGATTGGACCAGAAACTGCACTCACTCCAAAAGAAAGAGAAGATTCTTCCCATAAAACAGGAGAAGATATAGATGATATCTAGACAAGACATGCTACAGCTCTCTGTAAAAGAACTTAGAGAGTCTCAATTCAGTTTTATGCTACTTACAATAAACGTATCAAGTATAAAACCAGTGCAAGAAGAAAGACTTCCTCTCTCAAAAAAATACTTTGATAGACTCATAAAAGTTTTAAATAACACTCATAAACCTCTTGTCGTAGATGAAAACTGCGTATTAATAGACGGGCATCACAGATTAGATGTATTAAAAAAGTTAAAAAGGAAAGAGACGAAAGTGTACAAAGTAGACGCAACCTTTAAAGAAATACTTGATGCCTTCAAAAATAATTCTTGACATCATATCTTAATTTAAGTATAATATACTCTTGACTAAAAAAGGATCAGCAATATGGCAATTATGTTTGGCAGTTTACGACACACTTATTCAGGTAGAAAGAGAAAAGCCTTGCCCAAAGCAAGTAATTATCAAAAAGAGTTCAAACCTTTTGAACCTAAGCCTGTATACAGACGAGAGACACGTCAGTACAAGTCTGTGAGTGCAATGGCAGTCCCTTGTATAGTAGTAGACAGAAGCTATACAAAAGATGCAAACTTTACAGTTGCGCCTGCATATAACAAAGGTGCTTATCAAGTAATTAGTAGAGAGAATATTCAGGATATCGGTAGATGACAGTTGAAGAGTTATTAGCTTCAAGAAACATATATTTTATACCAAAAGGTGCAGACTGTTTGGTAAGTTGTTTACATCCTGAACATGAAGATAGAAATCCAAGTATGAGAATTGATCGTATCACAGGTATCTTTCAATGCTTTTCTTGTGGATTTAAGGGTAATATATTTCATTATTTTGGAGAGAAGGCAAACTATTTGCAAGTAAGAAGGGAGTTACTAAAGAAATCAATTCGTTCAAAACGGTCTGAAAGTATTGGTTTGTCCTTCCCCAAAGATATAATGCCATACATTGGTAACTGGAGAAATATAAAGCCTGCAACGTATAAAAGATTTGAAGCGTTCCAACACCATGATTCAGATCACATAGGAAGAATAGTATTTCCTATAAGAGACATATCTGGTAGAGTTGTAGCTTTCAA